CTGTTAGTACAGTAGTATCAATGTTGCCATTAAGTTCTACCAGCTCTGCATATAGCTTAGAATATCTAAATGCATCAGTTTCGGGGATAGCTTGCTCCTCGTTGAATACTGCTGTGATATTAGCCGCAGATAAAACTTGGTTGGTCTCGTCTACATCCATCTCATCCACGAAGAATTCAATATCTCTGTCATGAGTCAGGGAGAATGCTTGATAGGTATTTCCTACAGTTCCCCTGTTCTTGGAGCCATCTCTTGCGTGGTCTTTATAGCCAGATAGCTGTATAGTAGGTATTCTAATAGTTTGTGCGTCTATAAATCTGTATCTGTTGTTTGTTGCTATGTTTGCAGAGGTTAGCTCCCTTGCAAATTGTTGTTCTATTTGCCTCTCAAATCTTTCAGCATAATTAATGCTCATTAATTATCATCCTTTCTTTATTTGTCCTCTATGTTTCCAAATGCAGCTGCTATAGCAGTATCTATAGCCTGCTGATTATTAGGGGGAGGGTTGCCTACCTTAAACCCTGCCTGTTGCTGTTGTTGCTGGTTGGTTTCATCTTCTGGCTTGAAAAGAAAAGCCTTGTTCTCTTTTAGAGATGCTATCTGCTCATCCAAGCCCACTACCTTGCCATCGTCGCCGATAATCAGTTTGGTCTTGTCCACCAACCCAGATACCAAGTCCTCATCATGCACCTTGCCGGCCACTGCTAGCTTAATGGCATTGGCTAGTTGGATATCCTTGAGCTCAGCTTCGTATTTTTCTGTAGCAGCTTTATTCTCTTCCTGTAGCCTTTCAATTTCAGCCTTCAGACCTTCAGCATCAATCTTTTTCAAATCTTCCAGCTGCTTATCTCTCTCGGCTATACCTTCATCAAGTTTCTTCTTAGTCTCAGCCAAGGCGTTATAAGTCTCCTTTGGTACTGCATGCTTCGGAAACTCGGTATTGACCTCTTTCAAGAGGTTCTCAGTGTCAACAACTCCGTCTTTTGTGTGTTTTTCGATTAACTTTTTTAGCCATTCCATTTCCTATTACCTCCATACTTTTTTATACTGGTCAGTGCCAGTCTTGGGTTCTTTCAGTTTATACTCATAAATACTAAAAAGAGTAAATAAACAGTTTATTGCCTTATTTAGGGCATTAAAAAAGACCCTATCCGGTCTTAGTAGCGGAATTCCCTATATTCACTTATCCTTTTTACCTCCAAGCAAATACAAAATAATAATCGTTATACATATAGTTAATGTAACTTGTGTAGCTGTAGCCATCTTTACCCCTCCTCATAGATTTTCTCTCTCCTGTATGCCCTTCTTAGCTGCGGGTTAGCCTTTAGATACTCCCTCATTTCAGCCTGCAGTGCAGCCAACTTCTTCTTCTCTTCCTTCAGGGTATCGCTATCAACTGTTCCTGCAACTATTCTTTTTTGCTCCCTTATAGCCCTTTCCAGTGCTCTCTGGTGTTGTTCTTTCTTGTAGTTCTCTAATGCCTTTTCCGGATCCGGCACCTTGGGCAATGTAGTTATTCCAGGGAAATAAGTGCTTAAATTATGCCGGCAATTTGGATGAAGGAACTTCTCTTCCATAGCCTCACTCAATAGAGGATAATCTCCGGCGTCTTCACTTCCCCCGCCATATACATCGTCAATAATTATTTTCCCCTGCCATGGTATACAGAATTCGCAGGCTGTAGCATGAGCCGATACCACTACTAATGACAAGCCCAGCTCCTGCCTTTTCTTGCCCTCGCCCATTAAATAAGCCCTGTGGTTTGCTGTCCTCAGGGCCATTTCTGCATAGCTTGCTATATTGACCTTCTTACCATCACTATAGGTTATTGCATCTATGCCCTTGGCCAAGAAATCTTTAGTAGCCATATCTATAGCTTGGTCTAATGATACAGTGCCAGTATTATAATGGACCTGGGCCTTGAATATTGTTTGCCTATAGACATCATCCATACGTCTTAATACTGCTGTATTAGCCTTCTCAAAGTCATTCTCAACTGTTTCAATTAGTGCATTAAACTTATCGTCATTGGTCCGGAAAAATACTTCATCCAATGGCCTAGGAGCCTCTTTCCACTTCTGTGCGTTCTCTAGCACCTGCTCTAATGTGTCTTTTATCGGCTCAATATCCACAGTTTCCACAGACTTATCCACAGTGTCTAGGATAGGCTCTAGGTCTCCGGGCAGTATTGCGGTTATACCTTCCAGGAGCGTGTTCTGTATCTGCTTCACAAAGCGACTTACATTGTCCTGGGACTCTTTGTAGGTCTCCAGCAGGGTGGATGATATATGCTTTTCTATAGGTCCACTGTACTGGCCTATAATCGCCCTGTTTTCCCGTCTAAATCTTTCTAGGTCTCTCAGCTTGGCCGACTGCCATTGCTCAAATTTAAAGCCCATTTTCTCTTCTTCCAGCTCATGCCTTCCTAAATTACGCTTCAGGGACCTAATAAGGTCTAGCTCCATCTGCTCATATATTCGCCGNATNTCATAGGCTTCATCTCTTTTATTCCTCGTCATCGTCTATCACATCATCTAGACCGTCTATATTAGCCGCTGGCTCATCTACTACATGATCGCCTTGCCGGATCCTCTTTACCTCCAGTGCCTTTTCTTCATCTGTCCAGGTGTCCCCATACAGCTCCTCAATTGCCTGCTCTAAACTCATTATACCTAGAGATTTAGCCTGCCCTACTACCTCAGCTACACTGCCAAAGTCAGGAGATGCATACTCACCAAAGGACACAGTGGCCACATAATCCTTAGGCAACCTGCTACTCATATTGTCGTAAACCTTTAAAGCAGTATCCACTAGCAAGGGTATGACCTTACTAAGCACTTTGATTATTTCGCCCCTGGTGTAAAGGGTGGTCTTTTCCTTCTCTCTTTGTGCCTCTGCATTGTCTGTCTTTTTAAGGTCTATACCCAGGGTAGAGGGACTGATTATTCCCTGGAGGCACATGTCTAAGGTGCTAGCGTAGGANTCNACAAAGGCTTGATAGTTTATTTCAGCTTGCTTTTGCTCTATTTGATTTTTGCCATCCTCNGCCATGTTGGTCCCTATTTTGATAAACTTNTTATCAAAAGGATTAGGTCTCATTGCTGCACCAGTAATAGGGTCCCTGGGGACTAGGTCCTCAGGAATATAATCTTTTACCCTTCCGGCTCTTATAGCATCTATCCATTGAGATATAACTTCATCCAAAGCATCAAAGTTATCACTCTTACGCTCAAAAATAGAGTTGCCTCTACCTTCAAACTTGGCCGACTTAAAGAATCTCATAGGCACTGCCATAATAAAATCACCGGTAAAGGTAATTTTGGTTAGGTGGCTGACCTCTGGTACCTTGCTTATAGGTACTTCCTTGCCCTGGTCATCATATAACTTATAATCGATAAAGCCTCGGCCATATACCTCATCGAGCCTGTAGGTCTTTTTTTCATGTGTATAGTAAGCATGGAAAATGACTTCCTGGAGCCTGTTCCTAATGTAGGTATAGGAGATATCGGACCCGCTGTAAAATTCAATTATAGGGTACTTAGATAAGTCAGGATCCACGCTAAGCTTAAAGACACCATCACCGTCTATAAGTGTATCTTTTATGGCATCTGCCAAAATCTCATCACTTAGCTTATTATCAAGCGCTATCTCATCCCACAGCTTTTGATGATCTTCGTTTTCAAGATCCACGCTGTCCAGGTCTGATACCACTATCCCGGCCAGCCTGTCCACTATCTGCCCTGGTATCCCAGAATGAAACTTTCTTATACTAGAATCTTGACTAGGGACTGCGGCCCAAAATCTCGACTTCCCTACATCATCTGTTGCTGTTTGTTTGAAAAATTGGTCTAGCTCTGATGGGTCGCCCCTGTACCAAATTCTATTCCTTAGTACAGTTCCTGCATGGGATAGTGGTTCTTTGATGGATATTTGGTCGTCTTCTGCAGGCTGTATATTTAATAGCTTTGCTATCACGCCTTTAATCACCTCTCTTAAACCCATGGTTTATCCTCCTATGCCTATCTTAGTCCTAAATGGTATCCAAGCATAACAAGAAGCATCGATTGTGTGATTGTTCCTGTCCTCAGGTTCATACTTATCATCTTTCCAG